ACTCGTGAATGGCGCTTCAAAAGCAGAATTGCTAAAGCACCTAGTACATCAGCTACTGCAGCTCAGCTTGGTGGTTCCGGTGACGAAATTCACGTAGTTGTATTTGACGAAGACGGTCAGTTTACAGGTACCCGTAATCAGATTCTAGAAATTTACGCTAATGCTTCTAAAGCAGAAGATGCTAAAGACGCTCAAGGCGATACAAACTTCTATAAAGATCTGATTAACCAAAAATCACAGTATGTATGGCTAACAGGTTTTAAAAACGGAACCGATGGTCGCACAGTAACCAATTATGGTAAGACTATTAGTAGTACTGCATTTGGTATTAACAATACCCCTAAAGACTACGCATTAGCCGGTGGTCAAGACGGCGGCCCAAAAACTGGAACAACAGTTGAAGGCATTGGTGTACAAGGTATTAACAAATTATCTGACTTTACCGGTAAGGGTCGTGGATACGAATTATTCAGATCCCCTCAAGACGTATCAGTTTCTTTACTTCTACAAGGTAAAGCTCTTGGCGGTACTAACGGTACCGATCTTGCTAACCAGCTTATTGCTACTGCTAATGAGAGAAAAGACTGTATAACCTTTATCTCGCCAGAAAGAGCCGATGTTGTTGGTAACGAAGGCAACGAAGAAAAAGCAATTGAAACATTTAGAAACAGTTTGGCTGCCTCTTCCTATGCTGTAATGGATTCCGGTTACAAATACCAGTACGATAAGTACAACTCAATTTACAGATATGTACCACTTAATGGTGACGTTGCTGGAACATGCGTAAGAACTGATCTTGAAAGAGATACATGGTTCTCGCCAGCTGGTTTCAATAGGGGTGGCATTAAAAACGTAACTAAGCTATCATACAATCCTAATGGGGCTGAAAGAGATCGTCTTTATAATGCCGATGTCAACCCAGTAGTATCGTTCCCAGGACAAGGTACTATCTTGTTTGGTGATAAGACATTGCTTGGTCAGCCTAGTGCGTTTGATAGAATTAACGTAAGAAGATTGTTTATCACGCTTGAAAAAGCAATTTCTAATGCTGCTCAGTTCTCACTCTTCGAGTTTAACGACGAGTTTACAAGAGCTCAGTTTAGAAACCTGGTAGAACCTTTCTTAAGAGATGTTCAAGGCCGTAGAGGTATCTTTGACTTTAGAGTAGTCTGCGACGGTACTAACAATACAGCTGAAGTAATCGATAGAAATGAGTTTATTGGTGATATCTACGTTAAACCAAATCGTTCAATCAACTTTATTCAGTTGAATTTTGTAGCTGTTAGATCTGGCGTCGAGTTCGCTGAAATCGTAGGACAGTTCTAAGGAGAGACTTAAATGGCGTTCAATGTAAATGATATTAAAGCTCAATTAGAGTTTGGTGGCGCCCGCCCAACCCTATTCCAGGTTCAGATCATTAATCCGATTGAACCTGCAGGTGATCTGAAAACTCCATTTCTTGTAAATGCAGCTCAGATTCCAGAGGCTACCATTGGAACGATCGAGATTCCTTACTTCGGTCGTAAAGTTAAAATTGCAGGAGATAGAGTTTTCGCTCCTTGGAATGTTCAAATCATGAATGATGAGGACTTTCTAATTAGAAATGCTATGGAAACATGGCAAAACTCAATTAACTCACTGCAAGGTAACTTGAATACAACAGGTGGTTCGGGTCCAAATACATACAAATCAGATGCTATCGTATCTCAGTTTGGTAAAACAGGCGACCTGGTACGACAGTACAAATTCGTAGGAATTTATCCTACTCTTGTCAGTAACATTCAGTTGAGCTGGGAAGCAGTTGACGAGTTTGAAAGATTTGATGTAGAATTTAATTATGATTACTGGCAAGTAGTTGATGGTATTACAGGAAACGCTGGCGGCATCTAATAGCTAACCGTGTTCTCTCTGTGATAAATATATAAAATGTAAAAGGAGTCAGTGTTTTGGCCACTCTATTCGGCTTTGAGATAAAGCGAACAACTAACCCAACCGAAGATACCCCTTCCTTTGTTCAATCTAGCAAAGATGATGGTGCACTAGAAATAGCTTCTGGTGGTGCTTATGGACAAGTTGTCGATCTTGAAGGTAATATTAAAAATGAAACTGAGCTAGTTACGAGATATCGTAATATGGCTGGGTACCCAGAATGTGAAGCAGCTATTGATGATATTGTCAATGAATGCGTAGTTACAGCAGAAAAAGAGCCCGTTAGTATTGTTCTTGATGATGTAAAACTCTCACAAGGTATTAAAAATAAGATTATAGAAGAATTTAATATCCTTCTTAATATGCTCAACTTTGAGCAAACTTCTTACGAACACTTTAAAAAGTGGTATGTAGATGGTAAAAGTTTTTATCACGCTGTAGTTGATAGAAATGATATTAAGGCAGGTATTAAAGAACTAAGATATATTGACCCTCGCAAAATTCGTAAAATTAAAGAACAAAAGAAGTCTAGAGATAAGCAAACAGGTGTTACGTCTGTTAAGTCCGAGAATGAATATTACATTTATAATGATAAAGGATTTAAAGGCGGTTACTCATCTACAGTACCTGGTGCAGGTGTAGATGCAACCGGTGTAAAGATTGCTAAAGATTCTATTATTCACATTACATCTGGTCTTACAGATGAAAATAATAAAATGGTTTTATCTCATCTTCATAAAGCGATTAAACCTCTTAATCAGTTAAGAATGCTAGAAGATGCTGCAGTTATCTATCGTATTACTAGAGCACCTGAGCGTCGTATTTTTTATATCGACGTAGGTAATCTTCCTAAAATGAAAGCTGAGCAGTATCTTCGTGATATGATGGTAAAGCATAAAAATAGACTTATCTATGATGCTAATACAGGTGAGATTAGAGATGATAGAAAGCATATGACCATGCTTGAGGACTATTGGCTTCCACGTAGAGAAGGCGGTAGAGGTACTGAGATTACTACACTACCAGGTGGTCAGAATCTAGGCGAAATGGAAGATATTAATTATTTTCAGAAGAAACTTTATAAGAGTCTTAATGTACCTGTAACTAGACTTGAAGCTGAAAACGGGTTTAATGTAGGCAGAGGTACTGAGATTAGTAGAGATGAAGTAAAATTCTCTAAGTTTGTAGAAAGACTTCGTAATAGATTCTCTACTTTATTTCATGAAACGTTAAGAGTGCAGCTTATTCTTAAAGGTGTTATGACCGAAGATGATTGGGATTCAATCAAATATCATGTTCGTTATAACTTTAAGAGAGATAACTTCTTTAGTGAGTTAAAAGAGAATGAAATGATGCAAGGCAGACTTAATATGCTTAGCATGATTGAGCCTTATCTTGGAAGATTCTATTCTAAAGAGTATGTGCAGAAAAATATTCTTCTAATGTCTGATGAAGAAATTAAAGAGATGGATCGTCAAATTGGAAGTGAAGAAGGCTCTGAAGAAGAGCCTCAGCAGGGACCAGAAGATAATCAAGATATCCCTGATGAAGCAAGTTCGTAATATATAAATAATATGACAAGGAGATAAATTATGGCTGATCCGAAAAGTGATCCTTATGATACAGATGCTAACTATGAATTGGCAAAACAAGTAGTTAATCATGTTGCATCAGACAGACCATCTAAAGCAAACGATTCTTTAGGTGATATGTTTGTGGGAAAAGTGCGCGACGCTATCTCAGGAAAAAAGGTAGAAGTAGCGCAGAATATGTTTAATCAAGATGTTGAGGATTCAGAAGAAATTCAACCCGAACTTGACTTAGATGTAGAAGATGAAGTAGAAGTCGAAACAGAAGAAGAACCTGTAGAAACTGACGCTGAAGAAACTACTGAAGAAGAAGTCGAGGACGACACCGAAACGGAATAATAAAATGAAGAGTCTTAAAGATATAACAGAAGCCGGGGAAGTTGCCGTACCAGGAGCTGGTATGGGTCAAGCTTATCCTAAAGGTTCGCGTCATAAAGATTTTACTGACAAGCATGTTGTTGCAACTATCGATCACCCGGTAGCCGATGATAATCAGTTTACAGGTAAAAATACTAAAAAGAAAAAACGCCTCGCCGATTACGAATACGATAAGACTCAAAATAAAAAGACTCCTGATATCGATCAAGATGATGAAGACAATCAAGATGCAGCTGCATACGAAGAAGTCATCATTGATAATGAAACATCGGAAGATGATTTTTTAGAAATTACAGATGAAATCTCAGATCGTATCGCAACAGTATATGAGTCACTTTCAGAAGAGAATAGAAACGCTTTTGATATTCTTTTAGAAACAGATGAAGGTTTTGAAAAGATCCTTGAGTTTGTAAGTGACTTTGAATTTGTAGACTACGAAGAAAGCGAAGAATAATGGCAGTCAAAGCTTTAGCTAATACCGTTGCAACTGGCTCAGCTACCAACGTATTTCTTGCATCAGCTGTTCATTTAGCTAATGACGGTACAGCAAGAACGATTACAGTTGCTAATACACGTTCAATCGAAGCCGGCGGCGGTCAAGCTGCTACAATTCGTATTCCAGCCAATGGTCAGTTAGTTATTAGAAAACGTCCAACAGATACTGTAGCAGGTGCTGCAGGCTGTTATGCCACTTCAGTCGCTGAAGGTGGAGAGATCTAATGAAACTATTTACAGAAGTTAACGAATCAATTAATGTTGTTGAAGAGATTCTTGATGAAGCAACGGGTAAAAAAAGCCTGTTCATCGAAGGCGTGTTTATGCAAGCCAATATGAAGAATCGCAACGGCCGCGTATATCCTACTGAAGTACTCGACAAAGAAGTCGATCGCTATACTAAGACGTATGTTAATGAAAGACGTGCATTTGGTGAGTTAGGTCATCCGCAAGGACCAACTATTAACTTAGAGCGCGTCTCACATATGATTACAGATCTTAAAAAAGATGGTGATAATTATATTGGTAAAGCTAAAATTATGGATTCTCCGTACGGTAATATCGTAAAAGGTCTTATTGGAGAAGGCGCTAAATTGGGTGTATCATCACGTGGTATGGGTACATTAAAACCTAATAGAGACGGCGTAAATGAAGTTCAAAAAGATTTTTATCTAGCTACTGCAGCAGATATTGTAGCAGATCCTTCTGCACCAGATGCTTTTGTAAATGGCATTATGGAAAGTGTAGAATGGGTATGGGACAATGGTGTACTTAAAGCTGTTGAGTTAGAGAAAATTAAAGCTCAAATCGAAGAAGATACTAAATCTAAAATTGATCGAGAAGAGCGTAACCTAAAAGCTTTCAGTTCACTACTGAAATCTATAAACTAATAAATAATATCGATATAACTCAGGTAGGAGACCTAACATGTCTGATCAGGAAAATGAAGTCCTTGAAGACGGTATCGAAGAAGCCAAAAAAGTAACCAATACAGGTGGCTCTGGAGTTCCGGCTGCGGAAGTTCCTGATCCTGTAGGTGCTAAGTCTTCTAAGAGAAAAGCCGACAAGGATAATGGGGAGACTGCTCCTCTTAAAATGCCAGGTACTAAGGCTGGTATGATTGCTGCGTTTGTTAACCGTATGAACGGTATGAAACTTAGCGACATGCATGATCTTTACGGTTCGCTGGCCGAAGAGTCTGAAGAAGAAACACAAGATGAAGTAGCAGATATTGACGTATCAGAAGATATTGATGCTCTGCTTTCTGACTCTGATTTCTCAGAAGACTTCAAAGACAAAATTACTACAATCTTTTCTGCCGCTGTTGGTGCTAAGGTTGCCCAAGAAACAGCTCGTATGGAAGAAGAAGTCGAAGCAAAATTCGAAACCGAAATCGAAGAAGCTAAAGACGTTCTTGCTACTAAAGTAGATGAGTATCTCTCATATGCCACTGAAGAGTGGATGAAAGAGAACGAAGTAGCAGTTACTTCTGAAATTCGCGCGGATGTTGCCGAGAGCTTCTTTGAAGGTCTTAAAACTTTGTTCGCCGAGCATTATGTAGAATTACCAGATGAGAAAGTTGACTTGTTTGCTGAGATGACTCAGAAAGTTGACGATCTGGAAGAGAAACTCGACGAAACGCTGACTAAAAACGCCGAGCTGGTTAAAGAAAATACCATCTTCAAAGTAGAAGAAACATTTGCCAAAGTCGTTGAAGGCCTTGCCGACACCGAAATTGAAAAAATGAGAACTTTTGCTGAAGGTATCGACTTTAGCGATGAGAGCGACTTTCAAGCCAAGCTTGAAGTAGTTCGTGAAAATTACTTCCCTACTAAACAGCCCGAATCTGTTGTAGACGAAGAATTGGATGATCCTGAAGAGGATAATGTTGTTATTAAAAATCAAACTATGAGTGCTTATTCGGATGCTATTCGTAGAACGATTCGCAAATAACTTTTGATAACTTAAGAGTAAATAGGAGATAATAATGTACTCTGAAGAACTTACACAAAAGTGGCAGCCCATCATTGAGCATCCTGATCTGCCTCCCGTTCAGGACGTTCATCGCCGCACAACTTTGGCAACTATCTTGGAAAACCAAGAGAAAGCCGCAAGAGAAGATGCCGCCGGTTCCGGTGGATATCAAGCTCCAACCCTTTTGGGAGAGGCAGCTCCCACTAACGCAACCGGTGGTAGCGTAGACAACTACGATCCAGTGCTTATCAGCCTGGTACGTCGTTCTATGCCAAACCTTATTGCTTATGACATCTGTGGTGTACAGCCAATGACTGGTCCAACTGGACTGATCTTTGCTATGCGCCCACGTTATAGCAGCCAATCTGGTGCTGAAGCTCTTTACAACGAAGCTGATACAGACTTCTCTGCATCTGCTGCTGGTAACACTGCTTCTATCCAAGCTGTTAACGCATCTGCTGGTACAGGTCACACTGGTACAGATCCAAATGCTCGCGCATCTGGTTCAGGCTACACAGTTGAGACTGGTATGTCTTTGGCAAATGCTGAAGCACTTGGTGACGGTGCCAAAAATGCTTTCCAAGAAATGGCTTTCTCAATCGAGAAA